CCTCCGTCATGTCGTGATGGCATTAAGAAGTCGCTCGAGATCATCATGAACGAGGATGAGGCATCATTGCACCGGTACGTGGCAGACTTCCGTGTAAACTTCAACACGCTTCCTTTCGATGAGATTGCCTTCACCAGTTCGGTTAAGGATATGGAGAAGTACCACATCGCCGGTCAGTATCAGTCTGGCTGTCCCATCCACGTACGTGGGGCCGTAGTCTACAATAAAATTGTCAAGGATCTCAAGCTCCAGAATAAATATGAAACTATCGGCTCAGGTGAAAAGATCAAGTACGCTTATCTTAAGAAGCCGAACCCTACTAAGGAGCATGTCATCTCTTGTCCATCAACACTCCCGAAGGAGTTCGGTCTTGAACCGTTCATCGACCGTGAGCTGCAGTTTGACAAGGCATACATCAAACCTATCGAGTCTATCATCAATACAATCGGCTGGCACGTAGAGAAGCGTGCTTCATTGGAGGATTTCTTTTAAATGGCAATCACAGAACTAGAAGACTTTGACTTTGGTTTCACGACCGTAAGTGAGGACGTATTTGCACAGGCTGAACAGGCGACTCAGGAAGGTCAAGCAAAGGCTGAACTGATGTACAAGATGGTACTGCCACTTTTAAATAATTTATCTAAAGATGCAGACAAGAATGCATACATACATTGGCCAAATCGTGCCACAAAGATTGAAGAATTTAAGAAGAAGTTGTCTTCTATTCTAAATTCTTGATGTACATTATTCATATTTCGTGCTATACTAAGAATACAAGGAGGACATATGTCGGATCTATTAAATAAACTTCGTAAGAATACTACAATCAAGGACTCAGATATCCTAGCAGACTCTAAGTTCTTTAATGCTAAGGACATGGTTGCAACCACTGTTCCTGCCATTAATATTGCCCTTAGCGGTAAGATCAACGGCGGTTTTGTGCCTGGTCTGACCATCTGGGCAGGTCCATCAAAGCACTTCAAGACTTCGTTCAGTCTTCTGATGGCCAAGGCATACATGGACAAGTACTCAGATGCAGTCATGCTTTTCTATGACTCAGAGTTCGGTACTCCTCAAGCTTACTTCGACTCGTTCGGCATCGACACCTCACGTGTACTGCATACGCCGATCACTGACGTTGAGCAACTCAAGTTCGACATCATGCATCAGTTCGAAGAGATCAAGCGTGGTGACCGTGTCATCGTAGTGATCGACTCTGTCGGCAACCTTGCATCTAAGAAGGAAGTCGAGGATGCACTGAAGCAGAACTCGGCTGCTGACATGACTCGTGCAAAGCAACTCAAGAGTCTGTTCCGTATGGTCACACCTCATCTCAACCTTAAGGACATTCCTCTGATAGTGGTTAACCACACCTATCAGACTCAAGAGATGTACTCGAAGGCTGTTGTGTCTGGTGGTACCGGTATCTACTACTCGGCTGACAACATCTTCATCATCGGCCGTCAGCAGGAGAAGGACGGCAAGGACATTACCGGTTATAACTTCATCATCAACGTTGAGAAGAGCCGGTTCGTCAAGGAGAAGTCCAAGATTCCTATCGAGGTATCATGGGATCAGGGCATCAGCAAGTGGTCTGGTCTGATGGACATGGCTCTAGAGTCTGGCCACGTAATCAAGCCGAAGGTTGGCTGGTTCCAGAAGGTCGATATGACCACTGGTGAGATCTTCGACAAGAATTGGCGTATGGCTGATACCTATACGTCTGAGTTCTGGATTCCGATCCTGATGTGCCCTAAGTTCAATGAGTTCATTGAGAAGAAGTATGCCGTTGCTGCAGGTGCTATCATGCAGAGCGAAGATGCAATTGAAGATCTGGTACTAGACGAGGACGATTGATGAGAATTGAAAACGTTATCTTTGGAAATCTTGTTAATAATGAGGAGTATGCTCGTAAAGTAATTCCGTTCTTGAAGTCTGACTATTTCACTGATAATGTTGATCGTACCATCTTCGAACTGGTCGAGTCGTATGTTGCTAAGTACAATACTTTCCCCTCGAAGGAGGCGTTGAGTATTGACCTTAGCAACAAGACCGGTCTATCTGATGACCAATTCAAGAGTGCCGAAGGCATCATCTCTGAACTGGCCAAGAGTGATGACCGTGACATCACATGGTTGATCGACTCTACTGAGAAGTTCTGTAAGGATAAGGCTCTTTATAATGCTCTCATGGCGTCGATCAAACTGGTCGATGATAACCAACGCAAGGACGGTATCTCTGTAGGTTCTATCCCTCAGATCCTGACCGATGCGCTGGCTGTGTCATTCGACCAGAATATCGGCCATGACTTCCTTGACGACTCTGATGCTCGGTATGAATTCTACCATCGTACCGAGGTGAAGATCCCGTTTGATCTTGACTTCTTCAATAAGATCACGAAGGGTGGATTGCCTCGTAAGACACTCAATATTGCTCTGGCGGGCACGGGTGTGGGTAAGTCACTGTTCATGTGTCACTGTGCAGCCGGTAATCTGATGGCAGGTCTCAACGTCCTGTACATCACCATGGAAATGGCTGAGGAGAAGATTGCTGAACGTATCGATACTAACCTGCTTGGTATGACTACTGACGATCTTCGTGAACTTCCTAAGACAACCTATGATACACTCATGGGCCGTGTCAAGCAACGTGCCAAGGGCAAGTTGATCGTCAAGGAATATCCGACTGCGTGTGCTGGCTCGGCTAACTTCCGTCACCTTATCAACGAGCTGAAGATCAAGAAGAACTTTGTTCCTGACATCATCTACATCGACTACTTGAACATCTGTACGTCATCACGTATCAAGGCAGGTTCTAACGTCAACTCCTATACGATGATTAAGGCTATCGCCGAAGAACTTCGTGGTCTGGCTGTTGAGTGCAACGTTCCTATCGTATCGGCTACTCAGACCACTCGTACAGGTTACTCGTCGTCTGATGTCGGTCTTGAGGATACGTCTGAGTCGTTTGGTCTACCGGCCACGGCCGACTTCATGTTCGCCTTGATCTCGTCTGAGGAACTTCAACAACTCGGCCAGATCATGGTTAAACAGCTGAAGAACCGTTACGGTGATCCATCCATGCACAAGAGGTTCGTCATCGGTGTGGACTACTCTAAGATGAAGTTGTACAACACCGAGGAGTCTGCTCAGGATGATCTGGTAGATGACACGCCTATCTTCGACAAGTCTACTACTGGCCAACGTTATGAGAATGAATACAAGCCGGCATCAAAGTTTGACAAAAACAAGTTTGCGGGGTTTAAGTAATGGACTTTGAAAAAATGTCAGTTAAACCGGAACCACAATGGTCGGTCATAAAACAACCGGTCTATAAGTGGAGATGCCAACTCCATCCAGGTACGTACTGGATGGTAGAGGACCACCGAGTTCCTAATTGGTTTCATCGTAAGATGCAAGAGTTTTGTTTTGGTATTGTATGGGAGAAGATTGATGGTTAACTATAAGATCGTGAACACAGGTCAACTTATCTATGTCGGTAATGGATTTGCCGATATGGGTGGTGATATCCTTGAGACCAAGACAGATCAGATTGTAATCAAAGGCATGCGGATGTCCAAAGCCAAGGAAATGGTTCGCCATCTAAACTTTGGTGGCGGCTTCGATGGATCTACTCCTGCATTTTTTTTAGCTGAACGCGAAAAAGTTCTAGAATTGACGAATGAACTTGTATAAATAATGGTACACTATGTGGTGCGTGGATATGCAGTTCAATCTGTATAAGAGGCAAGTGTCTTAATTGACGACTGGAATAGACGGGATTACAGGTGGGGTTCCTCCTGTCACACGCATTTGGGGCGGCTTTCGGGTCGCCCCTTTTTTTATGTACAATATTTCGAAAAGGTGGTAGGTTGAACAATCAGCTAAGGAGAAAACCATTGTACAACATCCAATACTTCGATAACTCAATCGACACCTCTTCACCCAAATTCCCCACTATCCAACAACTCATCGACTTCATCAACCAAAACCCAGAACTCGACTATTCCATTGTCCTCTACAATAACCACCTCGTCGGATATAACACCGCCGATATCATGTCAAACGGAAAACCTCGCCGCAAATTTATCAACTACATGTCCAAAATGTCTTCCATTCTCGACAACTACGTATCACCCTGGAAACCAATCCAAAAATAATTTATTTTTTTTAAAAAAAAGATGTACAAATTATCAAAAGTATCGTAGAGTGAATAATAACGAATGGAGATGAACATGACTGCTTTTGCTAAAACCAACTTCGAATACCACGGTGGATACCTTCACTACAACACTGGCACAGAACGCAAGTTCGTTGCTCGGTTCAAGCATCGTGGTCCGGTCACCAAGGCCAAGTTCCAAGCTGCTTTGATTAAGCACTACACGGTCGAAGAATACTTCAGCCGTCTCGGTGGAGCCTATAACCCGATGGGTGAAGCTCCTCTCCAGATCCTCATGAACGATGAGATCCTGGTGTTCGACAAGGACGATCTCGGTCGTGGTTTCTTCACTCTTGATGGAAAGGTTCTCTAATGGAAATTGGTTATGCAATTGTCGGTGACGGCAAAGAAGGTTTCAAGTTCTTCGGCGAGACGTTTTGCGCAAAGGACGAAGCTTTTTATTGGGAAAACTGTGGATACCGCGCAGTTCCTGTTAGTGTCGAGATGACCGACGAACTCAGAGAGTTCTACTTCTACTAAAATAGTTGTGTACATATTATCGAATATGTGGTAGATTGACTTATACGATGGGAAAGACTCGAGTGGTCTTTCGTAAATTGCTGAATTGCAGGGTGGACTGTCTTTCCCATCGTATCTTTTTGGAGTATATGAATGAGTAAAATGATTTTAGCCTTTTTGGCCATCTTCGGTATAGTGTTCCTGGGTATCCAGGGTTTCATTGCTGCGAGTGGCCGAGAAAAACTTCAGCTTGCCAAGGTGCTGGGGTATAGTTTAACGTGTTCTACCCTGGCATTGTTGATTGTTACTACTATTGTTATTTTGTTTTAAGGAAATTATACTATGAATCGTATTGCTAAGTTTGCTGTTCTCCTCGCTGCTGGTTCTTCGCTTGCTGCATGTTCGCGTATCGAAACCGGTGAAGTCGGTGTTCGGCGTTCGTTTGACAAGACCATTGAAACCACAGAACTCCAGCCAGGATCTGTAAACCAGACCCTCTTTGGTGATGTTCTGACTTTCCCGACCAAGGACGTTCAGGTTGATGTTGCGGATCTCACTCCGTTGGCATCGGATAACTCGACTATTGCTGACTTTGATATGTCGGTGATCTACTCAGTCAATCCTTCCAGTGTTGCTGAAATCTACGTTGCTAAGAACCGTGGTTTCCATGCTGAGAACGAAGACGGTGATACTCTCCTGATGTATAACTACGTTCGTCAGTTGGGTCGTAATGCTGCCTATAAGGTTGCTCGCAAGTACGAGTCGCTCAAGATGGCTGACAACCGTGCAGAGATCGAACAGCTGATCCGTCAGGAAATCACTAACCAACTTGCTAATGAAAAGCTTGATGGTGATGTGGTAATTTCGCAGGTTCTGGTTCGTCAGATCACTCCTGCTAAGAACATCGTTCAGTCTGCCAACCTTCTGGTTCAGAGCATCAACGAGAACAAGCGTAAGGAAGTCGAAGTCGGTACTGCTAAGCTCGAAGCACAGCGTATAGCTGCTCTGAATGCCAACGCTGGTGCTACCAAGTACATGGAAGCAACTGCTATCGTAACGATTGCTGAGGCTGTTGCTGCTGGCAAGGTCAATACGATTGTTATCCCTTATGACTTTAAGGGCATCGTCAACGTAAAGTAACGATGTACAATTAATTGGTGGTGGTGTATAACAAAATCTGGAGGAAATTATATTATGACAATGCATCTTCTGGGTCCTGCTTACACCACCACCAATAACCGTAAGCGTAAATCAAAGTCTGTGACTGTCACTGCCAAATACGCTCAAGAGTTTCTCGACTACAACAAGCAGATGAAGAAGCTCGGTATCAAGCCGAAAACATTTGACGAGTATGTTGCATATCGTCAAGGCCGGTACAAGCCTACTCTTCGTGGCACAAAGATGCCGGAGTATAATGTATCTGATCACCGACAGAAGTATCCCTCACAGGTCGATACCGGTGTTACCTTTGCCAAGAAGCCGAACGTCTATACAGGTGAACGTCTGGTCGGCATTGCAACCATGCACAAATCAAACAGCGTTCCTGTCTTCAGTCAGGAAGATGCCATCGAGATCGCAAGAATGCGTCGTGGCTAATTTTTGTTGTGTACTAATATTCCTGTTTATGCTATATCTGATAT